GTCCACCCTCTAGTGGACTACAATGGCACCATGCTCATGCTTTTCAACATCAATACTTCAGGTAATAACATTACTGTGATCATCAACAGCATTGCTGGATCACTTTATGTTCGCCTTGGATTCTTTGATTGTTACCCAAATGAAACTGACTTCAGGAGCAAAGTTGCTGCGCTCACATATGGAGATGATTTTGTAGGGACGGTGCATCCAGAGTACCGTCTTTTCAATTTCAGTTCTTATAAGAAATTCTTGGCTAAAGTGAATATGAAAATCACGTTGCCGGATAAGAGTTCTGATGAGATACCATTCATGAAAACTGAAGATGTGGACTTTCTAAAGCGGAAAAATACATATATTCCTGAACTGGAGTGTAATGTTGGCCGCTTGGATGAGGCATCCATCTTCAAGAGCTTGCATAGCAATTTGTCTTCACGAACTGTGACGAAAGACGAAGTGAGTATTTCCTGCATCGAGACAGCGATGCACGAGTGGTTCTTCCACGGAAAGGAGACTTACGAAAAACGGCAGAATCAGATGAAAGAAGTCTGCCAATCAAAAAACTGGACGATACCCGCTGTTCTCAACTCCTTCGAGGAAAGAGTTGAGTTTTGGCGGCAAATTTATGACACTTAGATTACCAATTGTGCAAAGGCACTTGTCAAGAATGTCCAATTCATGTTACATACGCACAAACTGTACCATATACATATACATATACATATACATATTTACCTATTTATACAAGGCGTACTGATCTCCGCGAAGTCTTAGAGATCTCCTCAAATGGTGGAGAGCCATACAACTCTCAAGTAGCGGATGCTGCGAAAACCGCCTGTGATATTTTTCCCCAGGCAGACGACGGGACTCAGTCTACTTCCATGGCTGCGACCTCTTCCCGTCACCAAACTGTCCACTTTCTGGATGAAGCAGCGCACCACATTGCAACTGTTAATCCATTAGCGGACCCCGTCCGAGATTATGCGATATCTCAGGATGTCCCTCTTGACGAATTTCTTTCGCGCCCAATCAAGATCATTTCCAATACATGGGAAGTTGGAGCTGGCTTTGCTAGATCCTTCGACCCTTGGGCTTTGTACTTGAACAGCACGACAGTTAAGAGTCGAATCGGTCACTATCGAATGCTACGTGGTCGTTTGCGATTGAAGGTTACATTGAGCGGAACCCATTTCCATTATGGTAGGATTCTGGTCGATTATTTACCTTTGCATCAATTTGATGGCTACGGTGCTCGTGGTCTCGGTGGTTACACTGAGGCAGAGTTTATCGAAGCGTCGCAACGCATGCATTTATGGTTGAACCCAACTACATCGAAAGGTGGGGAGATGCTTCTCCCTTTCCTCTGGCCCACTAATGCACTAGACATTCCTGCGTTTCAGGGGAACCAGATGGGTATAATCAACATGCATGCAACCGATTCGGGACTTCAACATGCTTTAGGAGACACCACCAGCAATGTTACTGTTAACATTTATGCTTGGATGGAGGACTTCAAGTATGGAATTCCCACACATGTTTCGCCACAAGCAAGTGAGACCACCAACCCTGGAATCGTTTCTCGTGTTTCCACCACTGTCGCAAGCATAGCGATGGGATTGGTCAATGCCCCGATTATTGGACCCTATGCAAAAGCAACTGAAATAGGTGCTAGAGCAATGGGTGCCATTGGAGCTCTTTTTGGGTTTTCACGCCCAGTATTGAAAGAAACCTCCATGTTTCGGCCTCGAACCAAACCAAACATTGCTGTGACAAATGTTCCTGACGATCTCGCCAAACTTTCTGTTGATGTGAATCAGGAGATGACAATTGATCCAAGAGTTGGAGATCTAAGCCCAGTTGATGAACTGAGCATCAAGTATCTTGCAACTAAGGAATCTTTTCTCACAACATTTGCGTGGAATGCTGCGAACACTGCTGAGACTCTTTTGTGGAATGCCATCTGTGATCCTTCGCTTTGTGCGTCAAGTCCAGCTACAAATGGTGCAATCGAATACAACATGACCCCTTTAGCGTTTGTGGGTGTGCCTTTCAGTTTTTGGAAGGGCACTATGAAGTTTCGGTTTCAAGTTGTTTGTAGCGGTGTTCACAGGGGACGTCTACGCGTCACCTGGGACCCCGTCAAGACAAATACCTCACCTGGACCTGAAGCCTACAACACTCAGTACTCAACAGTGATTGATATTGGAGAAACGTCAGACTTCACTATAGAGTGTGGTTGGGGACAAACAACCTCCTACAGACCTGTTCGCCCAATGATAGAAGTCCATGACTCTTTCATGTTCGGCACTTCGCCTGTTTCTTACGACAGCCGCGTTGATCCATATGGGAATGGAACACTCGCAGTTTATGTTGTGAACGAACTTGTGGCACCAGGAACGGCAGGAGCTGACGTCCACGTTATTGTCTCAGTAATGGGAGGTGACGACATTGAGTTTGCTGCACCTGAATCTCGGTCTTTGACTGAGTTAAGGTTATCAGATTATAGCTCTGTCGTTTCCCCTCAATCGCTTGAAACGATATTCCCTCAGAGTGACGAAGAGGGAGACCCCGGACTCGATGTCATCGACTCGAGTCCAACCAATAGTGATCCAATAGACAGCCAAGGCGCACCTGTTTCTGTTTCGGATCACACCAATGATGTTTACTTTGGAGAGAAGATAACATCAATGCGCCAACTTCTTAAACGATACTGCAATTATATGGTCATGCCTTCCCAAACTGGTGTGGCATTTGCACTTCGTCAACAATTTATGAATGTTTATCCCACTTACCCTGGCTGGTATTCTACCACTGCCACTGCTCAGGGAGATACAATTGCACGCTTTCTTGGTGGTTCTAACCCTAGATATTATCTTTACGGTAACACCACCCTTTTGCAATTTCTCGGATCAGCATTCGTTGGCTATCGAGGAGGTATACGATGGATGGTTGACGCAAGTCAATCAGACTTTACTGAACACTTCCTTGGTAACTTTGATGATGACAATCTTCAAGAAACAGAGTATTATCCAATTCCCTCTGGTACCTACGGCAGCCCTGAATGGCGAGCCACCATCTTAGATGGAATGAAACGTACCACTGGCTACAACGGGATGACACTCGAATCAACCTCTGTACAACCTGTTATTTCAGCAGAACTCCCCTTCTATTCAAATATGCGTTTTCACCCTACCAGGGTAAGACAAGATTTGGATGTAGCGGATGATTTCCAACTGAAAATGACATACACAGCTTTAATGACTAAGACGGCCGAAAAATGGAACCCGTCTGTGGCATTTTATTGTGCAGCAGGTGAGGATTTCAATTTCCTGTGTTTTGTGGGAGTACCCAAGTATTACTACTATGGCCCCATTACACCTTTTGACAATCCTATCCCTTAACTCCGCGAGAGCCCGCGGAACGGTTCTGCTGTGAATCGTTGGCAACACCTTTCTTTAAATAGAGACAGATTATTTTTTACTTCAGGTGTTCGCCTGAAAAATTTTTAAAATCTGCGCTCAACTTTAGAGAGCAATGCCAGAATCTCTATCTG